TAGTTATAATCCGTTGTTTATTGTTTGATTAACTCTATCAGTTCTATTTTTAATAACTTCTTCACCTGTAAGAGCAACTTTCTCTAATAACCTAGATTGGCGATCTGCTGCTTTGTTAGCATCTTCAAAATCAATCTTATCTTCAAATTGTACCTGCCCTTGTAAGACCTTAGCTTTTTCAATATCGACCTTTTGTTGCTCAATATTAATTTTTGCTTTTTCTGATTCTACTTTAAATTGAAATTCTTTATCTTTTCTTTCGTTCTCTGCTTGTGCCAGGATAGCTTCTTGACTAGGTTGCTCTTCTTCTTGCTCTTCTGGTTTAGCAAGTAAAAAACCTTCTAAATTTCTACCCACTTTAAATGGTCTAGCTGCAAAGCCTAAAAACTCATTGAAAGCTTCGGGCTGTATCATTCCAGCTTGTAATAAAGGAAAAAATTGAGTAGCAAAGTTAGTGATTGTTCCTATAAATTCTATCCTATCTTGCTTTTCTTGTTGTTGGTCAACTGATATAGTGCTGTCTGTCTCTATATCAATAGAAAAAGATCTTAACTTATCGTTAGTAAGCATTTTTTCAACCTTAGGAATTTGCCCAATTTCTATTGCAAAACCTTTTAACTCGTCTTGTGCAATTTTCATTGTCTTATCAAAACCTTTTTTAGCCTGTTCTTTTAACAACTCCACTTGCTCAACTCTTTCTTGCCCTTGTAAATTTTCTGGCAAATTAGAAATAGCCTCTTCTAACAGTCTTGTTTGGTTTTCTCTTGTGTTGCTTGCTACAGATTCTAAATCGACAATTTGGCAGTTAGTGATTTTTAATAATTCTTCAATAGAATAGTTTTCAGCTATCATTTCTGACATAATTTCGACAGTATCTTTGATTGCTGTTTCATTAGCTTTTTGTAATGGCTGTATCCTAGAAATAGCAAAATCACCTTTTAATCTTTGGGCTGTTGCCGTTTCGCTTGCTATACTAACACCCCTTACAATATCGGATAAGCCTGTGATTTCTCTAATGTTATTAATAACCCTTGCTTTTTGGTCGTTTAATTGTGCAATAGCATTAATAATTGGGTTAATATCTTTTGTAAAGATCATATCTTTAATATTGCCTGTGGCAATTCCTGATAACGGAGCATATTCTCCATCTTCACCGTTTAATATATTTTTAATATCTTGCCCTTCGCTAATAGTATTATAAACACCGCAAACTTTTGATTGCTCTACTAATGATTTAATTCTTGCATCTATAGTGTTTAATTCTTCCGCTTGGGATTTATACATTCTATATAAAGGAATAGGCAAAATTGAAGAAGGGTCGCTATCTGATCCAGTAGGTCTTGCCATAGGAAAAAAGCCGTTAATTTCGTAGGGGTCTTCGTCTACTTGAATAATTTTTTCTTGAGAAAACCACACGACTTGGTTATTAACTTTGTCCCAAATTTCCCATAGTTCCGCACTTTCTGGTTCTACGTCAGTCATTAAAGAAGAATCTAGCTTAATATCTTTGCCATTATTACCAAATAAGTCTATTAACTCATCTTCTGTTTTATAGCATCTAAAAGCTATCCATCTTAAATCCGTCCAATCCGTTGCCGTTGGGTCTGTGATAAAATCTTTCCACTTTACTTTTTTAGGATAAATCTTTTTATTGGTATTGTCCACGACCTCTTCACCATCTTCCATTTCTATAATCTCACCATCTTCCATGTAAACACGAACCAAGCCACGCCCAACAATTAAAAAGTCTTTCCTAGCCTTCGCAAATACATTGTCTGCCTTAGTTATATCTAGAAAATAAGTAACGGCTCTTTCTAGTATTTCACTAGTTATCTTGGCTATATCATCCTCATCTTTAAATCTTCTGGTAATGTTTGGCTTCGGTAGTCTTGAATAAACCAAGGGGGCTAAAGTTTCAGTATTGGCAAAAAATACATTGTATCTATTATCTGAACCGTGTTTAAAAGTATCCCTATAAATATCTTCGTACTTTTCTGCCTCTTCAAAATATTTCTCGTGATAAGTCAAGGAAGTCTCAATTTCTCTTTTCCAAACTTCGTGAAGTTCCGATTTCTTTTTTGATTTTTTTTGTTTTTCGTCTGACATATTAAGATATTATGAATATATATAATGCCTAGGTTATGTAAAATTAAATTAAAAGTCAATATTCTATTCGTAGCTTGTAATTTTCTTTCTAGTTCTAATTGTAGCAGGATTAAAGTTTTGATAAAAGTCTTCTTCTGGTGATAGTATAGCCTCTTTTACATCTATTGTAATTGGTCTTGCCATGCAAATATATCTTAAAACATCCATCAAGTGATCTTCTAGACTGGTATCTAAATCTTCGGGCTTTGTCTTGTCATATTGCATTATTGGCAACGTCCTAATTAAATTCTTACAATCTTCGGTAATATAAATTAAGGGGCTTCCATCCCTTCCTAAAAGTCTAGCTCTTATTTGTTGCCAGCCTGCAACCCTTTTATTGTCTGCTCTTTGATATATGCAGCCATATTTTGCCAATTCTTCGGCTTGAGTCATGCCCATATTTTTTTTACTTTCGTCAAATATAGCAGGATCAGCGACTTGATTATTCATAACTTCGTAACCCTGCATCTGTTTAGTGTTTTTGCCAATTTCTGCCAGTTCCATTTTTACACCTTCGTTTGGTTTTCCTGTCCATCCGTAATATTCTCTATAAATAATTAAAGAATCCCTGGGAAAGCAAATTTTTTTACCGCCTACATTCATTAAACTCCCATCACTTACAGCAGCCCATAACACGCCAAAGGGTGCAGAATAGCCCCAATCGAACCCCCTTATTTTATACCAATCCTCAGGAATATCAAAGGATGGCGTTACATGAATTGTTTTGTCAAACTTATCAAAGTAAGCCCCTTCTATTGCATCCCAATCACCTTCTAGCATTGCTCTTGCTAACGCTCCGCCCAAGCCTAATAATTTGAATTTATATAATGGATCATTTGTTGTCATTGTTGGGTTGTCTGCTAGTTTTGCAGGAATAAACTGTCTTAGCATGCCCCCATCTTCATCTTTCATTTTATAGATTTTTAATAATTCTTTACCATCTATAAATTCATTTTTAACAAATTCATGCCCAATTCCTCCAGGGTTAGAGCCGCAAACTATTCTTGGTAATTGTCCAACTAAGTTGTTTGGCACTTCTAAACCTCCAAGCCTTACCCTGCCCCTTAAAAACTTATAAATATAATTTGTAAAATGTGTTAATTCATCTATTAATAAAATGTTGATCTCCACCCCTTGATATTTAATCACGTCTTTCTCGTGTTGGCAGTGACATAAGTGAATCTTCGCACCATTCCAGAAAGTTATTTGCGCAGTTGAATAGTTTATTGAGCATAGATTTTTATTTATCATTTCAGATAAAGAACTGACAAAGCCACTTGATCCATCTAAATGATTTTTTTTTAAATCTTCTGATAATCTCCTGAATAAAAATATTTGAACGTTGGGGATATGTATAGCGTAATAAATAGCTAATGCCCTCATGCAATGAGATTTACCACCACCTGCTGCACCTCCATATAATATCTCCGTAGCTTCTGACGTAAAACAAGTCGATTGCCTAGGGTGTAAGTTAAACTTCATTTAATTGGTTTATTTTATCTAAGTAAAAAAAATAATACTGCTCTAAAAATATAATTTCCAACTTTTTATTGAGATGTAATTGTGTTAACGCCTCTACAATGTCGCTCCATACTTTCTTGTTTGTTGGTTTTTGTCCAATAGATTTGTTTATAATAGGCATTAATATTGCATCTACATCTTTCACCGTGTCCTCAAATGGAACGTAAGCCCTTTCAAAATTTCTAGCTCTTTTCACATACATATTTTATTTAATTTATTAGTCTCCACCCCGTTACGAGTTAGCATTCAAGCCTTGTCTGTGGTGGTTGGGTTTTTACTCTTTAGTAAGATTAAACTCAATATTTACCTTGTCGGCTGGGTTAGTAATCCCGATTAAGTCTTGTTTATCTGCCCAACTTCCATCAAATCCGCCTTTTCTGAATCTGTTCTTCATGTGAAAAACAAATGCACCATTATTAAAATTGTCTATAGCTCCGATCATACCTTTCCTACCTTTTTCCTCAAACCAAAGTTGGCTTAACACGTTTCCTTTTTTAATTGTGTCTAAAAAATCTATCTCGATCGGCTCCAGATTCTCATTATCTGATCTTAATATCCTATAAAATGTTTCTCTTGTTATATCTAGCTCAGCTATTGCGACAATATCACTTCCACCTTGTTTATAACTATCTAACAACTTTTTTTTTAATTCTTCGTTCCATTTTTGCGGTATAATTCTTGGTCTTCCTGACTTCTCTTTATCTTTTTGTTTTTTGTTTACTGCCATAATGAATTGATTAATTAACATTGTTATAATTATATAATAAGATACTTTGCTAATTAGTCAATAGAAGGAGGTCTTACCCTTTTCTTTGTTTAATTATTAAATCTTGGTTTTCTACGACTTTTATTTCGCCATTGCAAATTTGGTTAATTACATCTAACAAAGTGGTTCTTTGATGATCATTTAATACAACTTGACCAGTCTTTCCGTCTTTCTTGATCAATACCGCCATTACTATTTTTGTCATTTTTTTTATATTTAAATTTTTATGATTCTTTTACTTCTGCCACTCCTTCGTCAATTACCCAAGCCATACCGCCCAAATAAGCGTTGGAATATTCATAGCTATCAGAAAATTTAACGTCTTTAGCCCATTTATTAAATTTATTCCATAGTTGATTAACATTATTTACTTTGAAATGCTTTTTAATAGGTTTGTTGTTAATAAATACTTGATAAGTTTTCATAATTAAATTATTGATTTGTTTACAGACTTAATTCTGTAAGTAGTTTATTTTCAAGTCAAGAAGTTATTTTAATTTATTATTTCTTTTCTTCTATAAGTTTAATTAAAAGCTTTGCTGCTGTGGTGGCTAGATTATCTTTAATACATCTGAAATCTATATAAATATTATCACTAATTAAATTAACATAACCCATAAAATAACCAGTTTCTGCGGTAGATAATTTAAAAATATAAGTGCTTCTATAAGTTTGTGTTTCTTCGTCAAAATCTGCTTCTATTTCTTTTGGTAATATCTCTAATATTTGTTCTAAAGTAAAGCAAGGTATATATTCAAAATAACCGACATAATCTTGAGGCTTTTCAGACCAACACCCAACAGAATAATTTTGGTTATAAGATATCAGATTCCTATAAAAATTAGTCTTCATTTCAATTTCTAATTCTTTAAGTCTTTTGGAAGTGGTTACGTCTGTGCATATTTTATCTAGCATTATTTTTTTGATTTGAGTTGTTTACAGAGTTAATTGTAGATAGTTATTATTTTCAAGTCAACAAATTATTTTAATTTATTTTTCTGCCCTCAGAATCCTTCTCAAATATAGTTTCGATTTCTAATTTAAGATTTCCCAAATTGTAATCTAATTTCATAACATACTCCTTACCTGCTGATGAAGTTAAATTGTTGACATAGTTGTTAAATACTTCTGTTATTCGTTTTTTTTGGGCTTCATCTGGCGTTAAATTGTTTATATCTATGTATAAATTTATTAGTTTATTTCCTAATTCCTCCAAGTTTATTTTTTTATTTTCAATGATTAATTCTTGTATGTTTACCGTTTTCATAATTAATTTATTAAGTTGTTTTTA